GGTTAAAGGCATCCGTGCCAGCGGTGGGGCCGACCTGATTATCGTGGACACGTTTGCTCAGACCACCCCAGGGGCGAACGAGAACGCGGGCGAGGACGTAGGCAAGGCGCTGGGGCATTGCAAGCGCATCCACGAGGCCACGGGGGCGATGGTGGTGTTGATCCACCACAGCGGCAAGGACGCCAGCAAAGGTGCCCGCGGGTGGTCGGGGCTGCGCGCCGCGTGCGACGCCGAGCTGGAGGTGGTGCGCGAGCCCACGGGGCGCTATCTGCGCTTGTCAAAGAGCAAGGACGGCGAGGACGGGCTGGAGTGGGGCTTTGACCTGGAGGTGGTGCAACTGGGGGTCGATGAGGACTTAGACCCCATTACCAGTTGCGTGGTTGTTGAGGCGGCGATACCAGCCGTTGGCGGGGTTGCCGTTCGCAAGCTGGGCAAGAACGAGAAAGTGGTTAACGAGGTGCTTCAGGAGTTCGCCCAGGGGCAGACCGCTGGCATCGAAATCAAGGCCGTGCTGGATGAGGCAGCGCGCCGGATGATGGCCCGCGATGGACTGGAAAACGACAAAAAAGGGGACTGCCGCACCAAGGCCAGGCGTGCTTTGCATGCTTTGTGTGAGGGCGACGACGCACCTTACTGGCTTGACCCCGAGACAAACACGATCGAGGTGGCATGATGAACGTGAAAAAAGTTGCAAGAAAGGCGCTTCAACAGAAACCCGACTTTCCGACTTTTCACCCGACTTTCCGACTAATCGGGTTTTGCGAAGATCCACAAAAACCCGACTTCTCCGACTTCTCCCTTTAGGGGAAGTCGGAAGTCGGGTCGGATCGGGGGGTGTTTTTGTCGGGAACAGGTAAAAAATTGCACGGTTGTGGCTGCCCTGGCTGGACGTGCAAAACTTTGCAGAAAGGGTCTCGAATGGTTAAACGTGTAGCGCTTAACGAATTGGGCAGGCGGGTGGGTGAAAGCCATCCCCGCGCTAAAATGACCGACGCCGAAGTGGACTTGGTGCACTTGCTGCACGCCGATGGTTTGAGCCTTCAGGCCATCGCTGAAAAGTTCGAGGTCAGCAAAGGGTGCATCTGGAAGATTGTTCAGGGCTATCGGCGCGGGCAGTCAGTTGACCGCATCGTGTCCGTAGCGAATTGATTCTGTGAAAGGATTGCGACATGCCTGGTGGACGACCTACCCTTTACAAACCTGAGTTCTGCGACGTTGCCGTTGAAATGGGCGCGCAGGGAAAGAGCCTTGCGCAAATTGCCGCAGCGTGCGGCGTTGCGCGTATAACGCTCTGGGAGTGGGTTGACAAACACCCAGAGTTTGCTGGGGCCATCGCCCGCGCGCGTGACCTGGCGTTGTCGTGGTGGGAGGAGCAGGCGCACGTCGGCATGTGGGAGTCGCCCGAGGGCGCACGCCTTAACCCGCAACTGTGGTCGCGTTCGATGGCGGCACGGTTCCCAGACGACTACCGGGAGTCCAAAAAACTGGAACACACCGGCGCAAACGGTGGCCCGGTCAAGTCCATGGTGGTCATTGCCACGGGCGTGCCGGATGCCAACGACTTCGGGGACATCGCATGAGCGTCGAAAATGCCGTGTGGTTGGTGCTGATGGTAGGGGGAGCCCTTGCCGCCGCCGTTGCGTGGCTCTACGGGGCCGATAAGGGCGATTGGTGAGCGCGATTGACCTGGGGTATAAACCCCGCCAGTGGCAGTTGGAATGCCACACGAAGCGCAAGCGCTTCACGGTGCTGGCCCTGCACCGACGGGCGGGCAAAACCGAACTCGCGATTGCCGAACTGGTGGACAAGGCTTTGCGCTTCGACAAAGACCTGGGCCTGTTTTTCTACGTTTGCCCCTTGCTCAAGCAGGCCAAAACCGTGGCCTGGCTGCGCCTGAAAGCCCGCGTCAACGAGCTTGTCATGCGCGGCATGGCCGAAATAAACGAGTCCGAACTGTGGGTTCGCTTCACCACCAACGGGGCGACGATTCGCATTTATGGGGCCGACAATCCCGATGCAATGCGCGGTGTGCGCCTGGATGGCGTGGTCATTGACGAGGTGGCCGACATCAAGCCGGAAACCTGGAGCGAGGTCATACAGCCCGCCCTAGCCGACCGAATGGGCTGGGCGTTGTTCATCGGCACCCCGCACGGCATCAACCTGTTTTCCGAACTGTTTTTCAAAGCGTCAAACCGGCCCGACTGGTACGCGGGGCTGTACACGGTTTACGACACCGATGCGCTCGACCCTACCGAGGTGGAGCGCTTGCGCCTGGCGTCAGACGAAAACACGTTCAAGCGCGAGATGCTGTGCGATTTCAGCGCAGCGGGCGACGACCAGTTAATCAGCTTGACCGACACGCACGCGGCGTCTATGCGCCACTTGCGCCTGGATCAGTACGACTTCGCAGCCAAGGTGCTGGGCGTAGACCCGGCACGCTTCGGCGACGACCGCAGCGTGCTGTGCTTGCGCCAAGGGTTGTATGCCCGCGAGCCCGAGGTGTACCGGGGGCTCGATAACATGGCCCTGGCCGACAAAGTGGTGCAGGCAATCGACAAGTACCGCCCGGATGCTGTGTTCATTGACGCGGGCAACGGCGCGGGGGTGATTGACCGCCTGCGACAGTTGCACTACGACGTGGTCGAAGTGCATTTTGCTGGTGCGCCCAGCCAAGCGCGCTACTTGAACAAGCGCGCCGAAATGTGGTTTGAGATGCGCGATTGGCTTCGTGGGGGTGGCGTCATACCGAATAACATGGCGCTCAAGCAGGAACTAGCCACACCCACCTACCGCTACACGCCCGCCGACAAAATCCAGCTCGAAAGCAAAGACGACATCAAAAAGCGCTTGCCGCAAGCAGGATCGCCCGACCTGGCCGACGCCCTTGCGTTGACGTTCGCGTACCCGGTTAATCGGGATCGCAGCACCGCGTCACTCGCCCGCAGGCTGGGTATGCCCGTGACGGACAACACCACCAGCGCGGTGCTGGACTACAACCCATACGGGTAGCCGTGTCCGTATAGCCCAGCGTGCCCAGCACAATGCGCGCATCGACAGGAGTTCGCGCAATGTGCTTATCAGCCCCCAAAATCCCCACGCCGCAGGCCCCGCAGGAAGTCAAACAGCCTGACACCGCCGCCATGGTGGACACCGCGCGCCGCAATCGTGCAGGCGGCATGGCCGGGGGATCGCTGCTAACCGGCCCGTCTGGTATCACCAACGCGGCAGCCCCGACCGGGCGCACCACGCTGCTGGGCGGCTGATGCTCGAGAACCGCCGCCAGCGCGCACTATCGCGCAAGTCTGCACTGTGGAATGAGCGCTCCAGTTGGGTTGACCACTGGCGCGAAATCAGCACGTACCAGCAACCGCGCGCTGGCCGGTTCATCGTGACCGACCGCAACAAGGGCGACAAGCGATACCACAGCATCCTGGACAACACCGCCGTGGCCGCGTCGCGCACACTGGCGGCGGGCATGATGTCGGGCATGACCAGCCCGGCCCGCCCTTGGTTCCGGCTTGAAATCCAGGACAAAGACCTGATGGAGTCGGCGCCGGTCAAAACCTGGCTGCACGACACCGCGACCCTGCTTCGCGCTATCTTCGCCGCGTCGAACACGTACCGCAGCTTGCACACGATGTATGAGGAGCTGGGCCTGTTTGGCACGGCGGCCAGCATTGTGCTGCCCGACTTCGACAACGTGCTGCACCACTACCCGCTGACCGTCGGCGAGTACGCTTTGTCCACCAACAGCAAAGGCGAGGTGGACACGCTTTGCCGCGAGTTCCAGATGACGGTGGGCCAGATGGTCGAGCAGTTCGGCCTCAAGAATTGCAGCCTGAGCGTCCGCAACCTGCACGACCGTGGCGCCTACGACTCGTGGGTGGACGTGGTGCACATGATCGAGCCACGGCGCGACCGCGACCTGACAAAAGCAGACGGGCGCAACATGCGGTTTGCCAGCATCTACATGGAGCCGGGCAAGGACAATAACGACCAGTTTCTCAGTGAGTCCGGTTTCAACCAGTTCCCTGTGCTGGCCCCGCGCTGGGTGGTCACGGGCAACGACGTGTACGGCACCAGCCCCGGCATGGAATGCCTGGGCGACGTGAAGCAGTTGCAGCACCAGCAACTGCGCAAGGGCCAAGCCATCGACTACCAGGTCAACCCGCCGTTGCAGGTACCCACCCGGTACAAAGAAGCCGCCAAGGCCCGCCTACCTGGCGGCATCATGTACGTGGACAGCCAAGGCGCAAACACGGCGGTTAAATCGGCGTTTGAGGTAAACCTCAATTTACAGCACTTGCGCGAGGACATCATCGACGTGCGGGAGCGCATTCGCAGCGCGTACTACGCCGACCTGTTCATGATGCTGGCCAACGACAACCGCAGCGGCATCACGGCCACCGAAGTGGCAGAGCGCCACGAGGAAAAGCTGCTTATGCTGGGCCCCGTACTGGAGCGCCTGCACAACGAGCTACTGGCGCCGAAAATCGATATGGCGTTCGACTACGCCACCCGCGCCGGTATCCTGCCCGAAGCGCCACGCGAGTTGCAGGGCCAAGAACTGAAAATCGAGTTCATTAGCGTGCTGGCCCAGGCGCAGCGTGCTGTCGCGTCGCAAGGCGTTGACCGCCTGCTGGGCAGCGTGGGGCAGCTTGCCGCGCTCAAGCCCGACATCCTGGACAAAGTTGACTTCGACCAAGTGGTCGATGACTACGGCGACATGTACGGGGTCAATCCTAAAATCATCGTGCCCGATAACGTGGTGGCACAGATGCGTGCCGAGCGCGCGCAACAGATGGCGGCACAGCAAGCCGCCGCCGCTGCACCCATGGCTGTGGACGCGGCAAAGACCATGGGCGACACGAACATGCAAGGCGTGCAGGACGTTATGAGCGCTTTACAGGGCTACGGCACGGTAAACGCCGCCACCGTTTAGCCCGTGTCCGTAACGGCGCAGCACGCCGCTAAAGTGCAAGCCGTGGCAACCAACACAGACCCGACAGACCTCAGGCGCATTGAGCGCGAAGCCGACGCCGAACAGGCTGGGGCTATCGACCGCCGACGCAAAGAACTGGACGACCTGCGCTGGTTGCTGGCCCACCCGCAAGGCCGACGCATTACTGCTCGCTTGCTGGATGAAGCCGGGGTGTTCCGCAGCACGTTCAATCATTCCGGGTCAGTAATGGCCTTCAATGAGGGGCGGCGGCATATCGGGCTTTTTCTGACAGGCGAGTTGATGGAATCGTCAGCCGACGGGTACTTCAAAGTCCTCAAGGAATTTAAGGCCAAAGATGAATGACCCTATTGCAGTGACCGGCACACCGACCCCCGACGCTGGAAACGCGAACCCTGAGACCTCTGCCGCTGTACCTACGGCGCCTGTCGTCGAAACAACGAGCACCACCCAGCCCGAAGGCCAAAAGCCAGCCGAGCCAGTGGCGCCCGAAAGTTACGATTTCAAAATGCCGGAAGGGGTCGAACTTGATGCGGCAGCCGCCGACGAGTTCACCGCAATCGCCAAGGAATTGAAACTAGACCAAGCCACCGCGCAAAAGGTCGCGGACGTTGGCGCCAAGATGGCCCAGCGTCAAGCCGAAGCGCACGCCAAGCTGGTCGAGACCTGGACAGAACAGGTTAAGACCGACAAGGACATCGGGGGCGACAAGCTGGATCAATCCCTAGCCGTTGCACGTAAAGCGCTCGATAAGTTTGGGACGCCCGAATTGCGGGACGTTTTGAACAGCACCGGTTTGGGCAACCATCCGGCTGTGATTCGCGCGTTTTACAACGCTGGCAAAGCTATCAGCGAGGACGTGCTGGTGACGGGAGCCCCAGCGGGCCCCAACACCGACCCGTCTAAACGACTGTTTCCCAACATGAACTAAACCTGAAAGGTATGCCATGCCCGCACTTGCAGTAAACAATCCCACGCTTCTGGACGTAGCACGTCGCACCGACCCGGATGGCAAGATTGCCACCATCGTCGAACTGCTCAACCAGTCCAACGAAGTCCTGACCGATATGTCGTTTGTCGAGGGCAACCTTGAAACCGGCAACAAAACGACCGTTCGCACCGGCCTGCCATCTCCGACCTGGCGCAAGCTGTACGGCGGCGTGCAGCCCACCAAGTCCACCACCGCCCAGGTGCAGGACTCGTGCGGTATGTTGGAAGCCTACGCCGAAATCGACAAGGCCCTGGCCGACCTGAACGGTAACACCGCCGCGTTCCGTATGTCTGAGGATGCCGCCCACATTGAGGGTATGTCCCAGACCATGGCGAACACGCTTTTTTACGGCAACGAGGGTAGCACACCCGAAGCGTTCACCGGCCTGGCCCCGCGCTTTAACAGCCTGAGCGCGCAGAACGCCGACAACATCGTCAGCGCTGGCGGCACCGGCACCGACAACACGTCTATTTGGCTGTGCGTCTGGGGCCCACAGACCGGCTTCGGTATCTACCCCAAGGGTAGCCAAGCTGGCCTGCAAATGACCGACAAGGGTCAGGTCACTATCGAGAACGTGGACGGCGCTGGCGGGCGCATGGAAGGCTACCGCACCCACTACCGCTGGGACGCTGGCCTGACCATCCGTGACTGGCGCTACTTTGTCCGCATCCCGAACATCGACGTGAGCGACCTGGACACCCTGGCCAACACCAAGAACCTGATTAACTGGATGATCGCCGCATCCGAGCGCATCCCGTCGTTTGGTAAGGGCCGCGCGTGCTGGTATGTCAACCGCACGATCCGCGAAAAGCTGCGCCTGGGTATCCTCGAAAAAGTGTCGAGCAACCTGTCCTGGGAAACCGTGGAAGGCAAGCGCGTCATGACCTTTGACGACATCCCAGTACGTCGCACCGATGCACTGCTGAACACCGAGGCCCGCGTGGTCTAAGCCCCGAACCCTGAAAGGAACCGAATCATGATCATCGATTCTCGAAACGAGTTTTGCAACAACGTGTTGCTGAACACTGGCGCGGCAGGCACTTACCTGCTGGGTGACCAAGTCGACCTGGGCGCTATTCCAGCACCCGGCCCCTTGGGCGCCATTGACGACATGTACGTGGTTATTTCTGTGACCACGGGCATCGCCGCAGCCGCCGCTGGCACCGTGCAATTCCAGCTTGCCAGCGACGACACGGCCAGTATCGCCACCAACGGTACGGCCACGGTGCACTCGATGACCCGCGCCTTTGTGACGGGCACCGGCACCGCCACGACGACCCTGGCCCCCGGAACCGTGCTGGGCGTGTTCCAGCTGCCCAAGGCGTTCAACTACGAGCGTTTCCTGGGCGTCTTGCAGGTGACCGGCACCTCCGCTATTACCGCCGGTCGCGTCGATGCGTTCCTGACGGCTGACCCAGCCGTGTGGGCAGCCTACGACAGCCCGAGCCACCTGTAATGGTGTGAACCCGTGAAAGTCGTAGCACTTAAAACGGGTTTCTTTGGTGGTTCCCTGCGCGAGCCGGGGGCCACCTTTGGAGCCCCCGACGGCACCAAGTCCACATGGTTTGTGCCCGTAGACGGCGAGCAGGCAAAAGCTGCAAAAACCGTCAAGGCCAAGGAACAACCGAAGGCCCTTTCCGAACTAGCGACCCCCGGCAAGTCGTTCAACGAAACGCTGGCCTGACCCCAGCACAAAACCAAAGCCACCCGCATGGGTGGCTTTTTCTTTGCGTGTCCGTGTAACGCTGGGCCTTACCTACACTTCGCGCATGGCGACCATTCAACCTACTACCACGTTTCCGTTTGAGACAAGCATGGACGTGGCCGTCACAAAGTGGGCCACCCTGCACGCCGACGACGACGGCGAACCCGTGCGCCTGGCCGTGTATTCGGACAGATCAATCCAAGTCGCGGGGACGTTTGGTGGGGCCAGCGTAACTATCGGTGGCAGCAACGACGGGGCAACCTATCATGCACTGACCGGGACGGATGGCCAGACGCTGACACTGACCGCAGGTGCTTTGCGCCAAGTGGTTGAGCTTCCCGTGTTTATTAAACCCCGAGTGTTCGGTGGTGACGGCACGACGGACATTACCGTCGTCCTGGCTGGTAGAAAATCAATTTGAGGTATCAACATGGCCAACGCGATTTATCCGAAATACAAGGAAGCGGTGCTGACCAGCGCCGCCAACTCATCCCTGGCGGGTACGCTGAAGGCAACCCTGGTTGACACCAGCGCGTACACGTACAGCGCCGCCCATGAGTTTTTGTCGTCCCTAGCTGGCATCGTCGGCACCGCGCACATTCTGAACAGTAAGAGCTACACCGACGGCGTGTTCGACGCCGCTGACGTTACTTTCCACGCCGTTACCGGTAACAGCGTGGAAGCCATCGTTTTGTATACCGACACCGGCAACGCAAACACGTCCCGCCTGGTGGCCTACCTTGACACCGGGTTCACAGGCCTGCCAGTCACACCCAATGGTGGCGACATCACGGTCACCTGGAACGCGTCGGGCATCTTCGCTTTGTAAAAGGGGTAAGGCATGGCAGACAACCTCGGTTATACCCCCGGCGCAGGGGCAACAGTCGCCACCGACGAGGTGGCTGGCGTCCACTACCAGCTTGTCAAGCTGGTAACAGGCGCCAGCAACGAGGCGCAGCCGGTCAGCGAGGCCATGCCGCTACCCGTTGCAGACGGCAACAGCGGCAACTTGCTGCTGCGAATCCTGCAAATGCTGATGGCCCCTTTGGGCTACGACAAAAGCCTGCAACGGCAGCGCGGCACGGTGGTGGTGGAGTCGGGCACGGTGACAACCGTTACGACCGTTTCGACCGTTTCGACCGTTTCGACCGTGACCACATGCGGCGTCGTCACGTCGCTGAACAACCTGGACGGCTACATGACCCGCATGCAGATTCTTGACACCAACCGCACCGCCTGGGCGCAGTGCGTGCGCGCTCGTATTACCTGAGGTATCAACATGGCCAACACCTTTAAAAAAGTCATCGACCAAATGGTGTGGCGGCAAGTGCCGCCCATGCCAAACGCTCATGCCGCAGCGGTCAGCGTGTGCAGCGACATGCGCAACGATGTCAGCCGCAATCCGTTCGTGTACCAACTGGTCAGCGCGGCGGTTCTTAACCGATACAACATCGTCACCAAGGGTAGCGCGTTTGTGGTCAACCCTGCCCTGGGCGGCACGTTTGGTGCAGGCGCGGCGTCTGCATTCGCCCCGTCGCTGGGCTTGGTGGGCACCATCGCAGCCGGGGCCACGGCGACCAGTGTCACGCTGACGACCGCCCTGCCAACGGCGGTCGGCCTGAACATGCTTGCCAACCGTGGCGGTTCCGGCGAGTACGGTTTCAAGCTGCGCATCATCGACAACGGCGTGGGTGGGTCTGGCAAAACAGCCGAGCGCTATATCACCGGCAACACGGCGGGCACCACCCCATCGATTCAGGTGCTGTCCAGCTTCGGGTTTACGCCCGTGGCTGGATCGCGGTATGAAATCATCGCTGGCCGCGTGATGATGCTGTCGGCTGGTGCATTGGCTGCTACGTCCTGGCGGTCTTTCGAGGTGGGCTCCAATACGTTGGCCTCGATGGCGACGACGAACCTGCCAGCAACTATCGGTACGGACTCCAGCTTGATGGTGCTGGATGAGCAGTACACGCCCTTCGACTGCTCCCCTGGCGATGGGATGATTAAGGGCGCTTACAACTACGACACTGGCCTGGTGTCGCGGTATGCGTTGACGGCCACTGCGTCGGGCGCCAGCACGCTCACCGGGCAGGCCACGCTGGGCGATGCCGTGGTGGCAGCCAACGAGTTCCGCAATTTCCAGATTCGCATTGTCGAGGATGCGGTCAACGTCACGGCGGTAGGTCAGCGGCGCATCATTGCCAGCCACACGGCGGGGCCTTCGGCGGTCTATACGCTGGGCACTGCCTGGACGGTCACGCCGAGCAGCAGCGCCAAGTTTGTCATTGAACTGCCGAACCTCATCCTTCTGCGCAGTTCTGCCGCCACCACGGTCTACACCTACAACTACGGCGATGCCACCGTCAACAACGGCACCAACAACATCCCGGCGAACACCTGGAGCACGACCTACTTTGGCGCTTCCCCTGCGGCCAACGCGGCAGGAGGGATGTGGATGCCATCGTGGGGGATTCGGCCAGACGCGGCCCGCAATGCCCGGCATTCGTTCTGCTACTTCTTCCGTGGCGCATCGGCAAATCTTGATGTGCTGGACATTGCGGCCAGTATCACCGGTACATGGACGGGCGCCATCACCTACGACGGTTCCCCGGGGGCTTTGCCCGCCACGGGATCAAGCGGGTGCTACGCGCCGTTTGAGAATGAAGG